GTGCCACGAGAAAATTCACCGTGAACGTGGTGACCGGTAGGGCGGGTCTAATCTCTACGGGCGGATGCTGCGGAAAACGGCGCCCCCTCTTCTTCACAAAAAAAGCGAAATCAAAAGGGTAATAAGGGAGGCGGTGATTGAAATGCCCACAAAATCGAATAACACCGGAGGCCGTGGCGGCAAACGTCCCGGTGCTGGGCGCAAAAAAAGCGCCATCAAGGAAAAATATGAAAATGGCAATCCCGGCGGCAGGAAGCTGACCGTGCTGGACATACCGGATGTTGAAGGCGAGGACATGCCTACTCCGCATGACTTTCTCTCAGCAAAACAGCATGACGGCACCACGCTGGAGGCCGGTGAAATATACAGGGAAACATGGGAATGGCTGGATAAGCTCGGTGTGGCCAAAGCGATATCTCCTCAGCTCTTGGAGCGATATGCGATGTGCTCAGCCCGATGGATTCAGTGTGAAGAGATGACCACTCGGCTCGGATACCTCAGTAAGCATCCGACGACTGGGAAGCCGATTCCTTCTCCATTTATTAACATCGGCATCAACTATATGAATCAGGCCAACCGCCTGTGGAATGAAATCTTCCAGATCGTCAAGGAGAACTGCTCCGCTGAATACGGCGGCATGAACCCGCAGGACGATGTAATGGAGCGGCTCCTTCGAGCCAGAAAGGGAATGTAAATGAACACACAGAAATTAGAACAGGTACCGATTGATAAGCTGGTGCCTTACGCCCGGAATGCCCGGACACATAGCAAGGAACAGATCGCGCAGCTCAGAGCTTCCCTTAGGGAATTCGGATTTGTCAGCCCTGCGGTCATTGATGCGGACTACAACATACTCGTCGGCCACGGTCGTATTGAGGCTGCCCGCGCAGAAGGCTATGAAACCGTGCCCTGCGTCTTTGCCGAGAACCTTACGGAAGCACAAAAGCGTGCCTATATCCTCGCAGACAATCAGCTGGCGCTCAATGCCGGATGGGATGAGGAAATGCTCTCCGTGGAATTGTCCGACCTGCAGGATTCGGCTTTTGACCTGTCCCTCTTGGGATTCGGCGCGGATGAGCTGGAGAAGCTCCTCGGCGGCAGTGAGGACAAGGGCATCAAGGATGATGACTTCGACCTGTCTGCTGCGCTGGAGAAGGCTTCCTTTGTAGAGCCCGGAGACATCTGGACGGTCGGACGCCACCGCCTCATGTGCGGAGACGCCACTTCCACAGATGATGTGAACGCGCTTATGGAAGATAAGAAAGCCAACCTGATCCTGACCGACCCGCCCTACGGCGTTTCCTTCAAAGCCTCAGACGGTCTCACAATCCAGAACGACTCTCTCAAGGGCGAGGAATTTTACAACTTTCTACTCTCCGCATTTAAGAACATGGCCGACCACCTCGAAAAAGGCGGTGCGGCCTACTGCTTCCACGCGGATACTGAAGGTCTCACCTTCCGAAAGGCATTCATTGACGCTGGCTTTCACCTTGCCGGAGTGTGTATCTGGGTAAAGAACTCCCTCGTACTTGGTCGTTCTGATTACCAGTGGCAGCATGAGCCTGTGCTCTATGGCTTCCTGCAAAACGGCAAGCACCCGTGGTATTCCGATAGGAAACAGACCACCATCTGGAATTATGATAAACCGAAGCGCAATAAGGATCACCCGACCAGCAAGCCGCTGGATCTGCTGGGCTATCCCATCCAGAACTCCTCACAGGAGAATGCCGTGGTGATTGACACCTTCGGCGGCTCAGGCTCCACGCTGATGGCCTGCGAGCAGCTGAACCGCGTCTGCTACATGATGGAGCTTGATCCGAAATACGCATCCGTTATTCTCCGGCGCTATGTGGAGGACACGGACGATGCGGAAAATGTGTATGTGATAAGAAACGGCAAGCGCATCGACTACTCAGCTCTCGTGAAGCAGGTCGATTTTGAGACTGTATAATACACAAATTCTGTCCGTATAATTTGTCGTTTTTCTACCACAGAAATGTGCCAATATCGCTTGCTATATAAGGCTTTCAGAGTGATATATGTACGTACCGAAAGGCACAGAAGGAAGCCTTCGGGAAACCATTTCACTTAGGAGGAAAAGCCATGAAAGCAAACTACAACGTAACCGGGAACGAAAGAAAAGTACTGGTAGCAGCCATTGCGGAGCTCACTGGAAAAAAGCCAATCTACAAGTTCATGCCTACCTGCGCCTACGAGATCGGAGACATCACGGTCGACAAGGAAGGCGGCGTCACCTGCGAGGATGCTGACAAGCTGGAGCAGATCATTCACAACCTGATCGCCGATGGCTTCACACCGGAAGATGCCGAGGAAATCGAAAGCACTGAGGAAGAAGCCACCGCTGAAGAAGCGGATAAGAACGGCACCGGCCTTACGGTCAGCGTCCCGCTGGACAAGGCTGCGGTCGGGAACCTAACAAACCTGCTCACCGCCAAGGAAAGCCTCATCAAAAAGGCTCTCGGCATTAACGACCTTGGCATCGAGGTAACGGAGAATGTGATCAGCTTCCCTTGGTTCTCGGAAATGCCGGAACCGGACGCGGTCAAGGCCTACACTCACTTCATTGCAGCCCTCTGCAAGATGAGCAAGGACTTAAAGCGAGCCAGCGCCACAGAAAAGGATGTAGACAATGAGAAGTACGCATTCCGCTGCTTCCTGCTGCGGCTCGGCTTCATCGGGAACGAGTACAAGGCAGAACGCAAGATTCTCCTCAAGAACCTCTCCGGCAACTCCAGCTGGAAGAACGGCGCTCCGGAAAAGGAGGTGGCAGCATGCGAATGATTACGAAAGAGCAGCTTGAATCGCTCCGCTCCCGTTACCCGGCGGGAACCCGCGTCGAACTCCTTGAGATGGACGATGTTCAGGCACCGCCCATCGGTACCAAAGGAACCGTTACGGGAGTCGATGATACCGGCTCCCTGATGGTGGACTGGGATAACGACTCTGGCCTGAATGTAGTCTACGGCATAGACCGCGTGCGGAAGGTGGTGGACTGATATGGAGGAAAAGGTAAAGGAGCAGATCCTCGCCATCCGGGACACTGGCCTTACAAACATGTTTGACATAAATACGGTGCAACGGCTGGCCTACGAACGTGACTTCTACGAGCTGGTTTTATACCTTGAGGATCATCGGAAGGAATACGCGAATTTTATTCTGACCGGCGAGGAATAAACTACACAATGTATGCCTCGGATGTTCCCGCAGGATTGTCACATATATTCCGAGAATTAACTTGCTATTACAGGCGTTCAGAGTGATATATGTACATACCAAAAGGAACACAACACAAGGAGGAAACCACCATGAAGTACACAATTGAAGCCATTGAAAACGCGAAGCCCGGAATGCGCTGGGAAGAGATCGGATGCCACTGGACACTTGGACAGGCCTACCTTTACAGCAAGGAAGCCGGAAACGACCTGCCGAACTTCGCCGAGGTCATCTGGGACTACGACATTGAGAACATCCTCGCGGATTGCAGGAAGCTCGGAATCAGGGAGTTTACGATAAGCTCCACCTTCTCAAGCCTGATCGAGACCATCGCCAAGTTCGAGGAGCTCGGCTGCACGCTGGACGGGATCGTAAAGGTCAAGGAGCGCTACACCCACTTCGGAAGCGATGAGCACGCCCTCATCCCGGCTTTCAAGATGACGGTAAAGGAGGCATGAACCATGTGGAGCGAAGGAGTCATCGGCATCCCGGATGCCAAGGATAAGAAAAAATACACAAAGTGCCACTACTGGGTAAAGCATTACGAAGAACCCAGCGAAGAGTACGGGATCAACGGCGGCAAGATCAGCAAGCTGATGATCAAAATCAACGACGAGACCGTTTGCAACTATGACAGAGGCTGGGACATCCACCCCACCTGCAAGGAAGCGGAGCTGGCGCTTTGCATCCTTCTTGAAAACTACAACTAAGAAACAACCCTGAATACGAATATTCCGGGAGACTGAGCCGCAGGGCTCTTTCTCTCGTTCTGATACCAGATCGCTTCGGCGGTCTTTTATTTTGCCCTGAAAGGAGGCGGCTTTCATGCCAATGCGAAAACTGAAGAATTACAAGCCGACCCACTTCATGGCAGAGACCTCCCATTACAGCAAAGAGATGGCAGACTTCGCGGTAATGTTTATCGAGCAGCTCTGCCATACCAAAGGAACATGGGCAGGAAAGCCCTTCGAACTCATAGACTGGCAGGAACGGATCATCCGCGACCTATTCGGCGTCCTAAAGCCAAATGGCTACCGGCAATTTAACACGGCCTACATTGAAATTCCGAAGAAGATGGGAAAATCGGAGCTGGCCGCTGCAGTCGCGCTACTGCTCTGCTGCGGCGACGGTGAGGAACGTGCCGAAGTCTATGGCTGCGCAGCCGACCGCCAGCAAGCCACTATCGTTTTTGATGTCGCTGCTGACATGGTCAGAATGTGCCCGGCCTTAAACCGGCGGGTAAAGATACTGGCCTCTCAGAAGCGGATCATCTACGAACCGACGAACAGCTTTTATCAGGTACTTTCCGCAGAAGCATATTCCAAACACGGCTTCAATATCCACGGCGTTGTATTTGATGAGCTGCACACCCAGCCGAACCGAAAACTCTTTGATGTTATGACCAAAGGCTCCGGCGACGCAAGAATGCAGCCGCTGTATTTCCTGATCACCACTGCCGGAAATGATACGAATACCATCTGCTACGAAGTCCACCAGAAGGCGCAGGACATCATTGACGGCCGAAAAGTCGACCCCACCTTCTATCCGGTCATTTACGGAGCTGAAGCATCTGAGGATTGGACAGATCCGAAGGTCTGGATGAAGGCAAACCCGTCGCTGGGCATCACCGTCGGCATCGACAAGGTGGAAGCCGCCTGTGAGTCTGCCAAGCAGAATCCCGGCGAGGAGAACTCATTCCGGCAGCTGCGCTTAAACCAGTGGGTGAAGCAGGCCGTCCGCTGGATGCCTATGGAGAAATGGGATGCATGTGCTTTCCCGGTCTGCGAGGAAGATCTCGAAGGCCGTGTCTGCTACGGCGGCCTCGACCTGTCATCCACAACAGATATTACAGCCTTCGTGCTCGTTTTCCCTCCGCTGGATGATGAAGACAAATACATCGTTCTCCCATACTTCTGGGTACCGGAGGATACTCTTGACCTGCGTGTCCGGCGCGACCATGTGCCATACGACACTTGGGAGAAAGAAGGCTTTTTGCAGACCACCGAAGGAAACGTCATCCACTACGGATACATTGAGAAATTCATAGAACGTCTCGGCAACCGTTTCAATATCCGTGAAATCGCATTTGACCGCTGGGGAGCTGTCCAGATGGTACAGAACCTTGAGGGCATGGGCTTCACGGTTGTTCCTTTCGGTCAGGGATTTAAGGATATGAGCCCTCCTACCAAGGAACTCATGAAGCTGACTCTGGAAAAGAGGATCGCACACGGCGGCCACCCGGTACTCCGCTGGATGATGGACAACATCTTCATCCGCACAGACCCAGCCGGGAATATCAAAGCAGATAAGGAAAAGTCCACGGAGAAAATCGACGGTGCCATCGCCACCATTATGGCGCTCGACCGTGCGATCCGCTGCGGCAACGATAACGGTGCTTCTGTTTACGACAACAGAGGCATCTTGTTCATTTGAGAAATGGAGGTGAATGCTATGAGCATATTTTCTGGACTCTTTCGGAGCAGGGATAAGCCTACTGATTCGACAACCGGCAGCTCCTACCGCTTCTTCTTCGGCGGCACGACCTCCGGGAAAAATGTAACGGAACGCTCCGCCATGCAGATGACGGCAGTCTACTCCTGCGTCCGGATTCTTTCCGAGGCGATTGCAGGCCTGCCGATTCATTTGTACCGATACGGCGAAGGCGGCAGCAAGGAAAAAGCAATCAGCCATCCGCTTTACTTCCTTCTCCACGATGAACCCAACCCGGAAATGACTTCTTTCGTTTTCCGGGAGACACTCATGACGCATCTTTTGCTGTGGGGAAATGCCTATGCGCAGATCATTAGAAACGGCAAAGGCGAGGTGGTGGCACTCTATCCTTTGATGCCAAACCGCATGTCCGTCAACCGTGATGAAAACGGCCATCTTTATTACGAATACCAGACTTCACAGGATGAAGCGCACACGATGGACGGCAGCCGTGTCCGACTCTC